TGAAGGTGATTATGCGTTACGATTAGATTACTTTCCAAACCGATTGTTTAGATATAGTGGTTCGCGGTGGGTTAAAGTAGAAGACAATATTCGCACAGACCTCACACCGGGTGCCAACAATGAATCACTCTATAGTGGGTTTGTTAATAATACTGACACTGTTTCAACAACTGATCGTGGTGATATTCCAAGTAGGCAAAGTCTTAGTGATATATTAAAACCAAAGGCAGATAACTAGAATGGCTCAACAATTCTTTTATGACAACCAGATTCGACGTTTTCTATTACAATTCACCAGAATTTTTAGCAATTTTCAAGTTGAATATGGAACTGACGATTCCGGGAATACTATATTACAAAGTATACCCATAAAGTACGGTGACCCAAGTCGTCAGGCAATTACAGCCGCTCAAAACAACTCAGCATCAGTATTGCCATCTTCACCATCGATGTCATTTTACATTTCTGCACTAGAGTATGAGCGTTCTAGAATGCAAGAACCCTATCACGTTAATAAAATGCATGTCAGGCAGCGTGAATATGATGAAACCACACAAGAGTATGAAGTCACACAAGGCAATGCTTTCACCGTAGAGCGTCTAATGCCGGTTCCTTATAATATGTCAGTTAATCTTGACATATGGACTTCGAATACTAATCAAAAATTGCAAGTATTTGAACAGATTGCTACTCTTTTTAACCCAGCAATGGAAATACAGAGTACTGATAATTTTATTGACTGGACTAGTTTAACAACAGTTGAACTAACAAGAACAAACTGGACTAACCGAACAATTCCTATGGGCACAGATAGTTCTATTGATATTATGTCAATGACTTTTCTTATTCCTATATGGCTTTCACCACCAGCCAAAGTTAAAAAACTTGGTGTTGTTAATAAACTGGTAGCGTCAGTCTACGATGCTAATGGTGATGCCAATGATGCTCTTTTTGATGAAGATTTACTTCTTGGAACACGTCAAAAATTTACACCTTATGGATATCAAATACTACTATTAGATAATCAAGTGCAAATACTTGAGAATAATGCACCTGACTTCAACAAAAATACACTAGAAGTTGAACAACGAGAAAATAATCAAGCATTTTGGAAGCCGGTTATTGAGCAGTTTGGCGAATTAAGAGATGGAATAAGTCAGTTGCGGATTGATAATCCGTTTGATAATACAGATATTGTTGGTACAGTTGCTTTCCATCCAACAGATGACAGGTTTTTGTTATTCACTCCCGATGCTGATACACTACCTCAAAATACACTTCAACCTGTTGATTCTGTTATTGATCCAAGCAGAAATGGGCCGGGATTTGGTTTACCCGCTGCAATTACAGGTCAACGTTACTTGTTAACCGATGATATTGGTGATGGAGAAAATGAAGATGCGGCTGATGCGTGGGGAGACATTGTAGCCAAAGCAAACGACATTATTGAGTACAATGGTTCGGCTTGGCAGGTGGCCTTTGATTCTGCAAATTCATCTCAGGTAGAGGTTGCAACAAACATAACTACGGGTATACAATACAGGTGGACTGGTGAAACATGGTTAAAAAGTTATCAAGGCCTATACGCAGGGGGAGAGTGGAACGTCGTTCTGTAGCAGCGGTGGGCGTGTGGTTCTACTCGCTCTCAACAGACCGATATCTATATCTTCTTCGTAATGATAGAAAACATCCCGGCACTTGGGGTCTCCCCGGCGGAAAGGTTGATAGACCAGAAACGCTATTAGGTGCATTAGAGCGTGAGTGTGTTGAGGAACTCGGGATTTGGCCAGAATCAATTAAACTGGCACCGATAGAGCAATTTACTAGCCCAGATAATCATTTTACTTACCATACGTTTCTATCACTGATAGAACGCGAATTTGAGCCAACACTCAACCACGAACATTATGGATATGCTTGGATTGATTCAGGTCAACTGCCCAACCCAATGCATCCGGGGTTGTGGTCAACTACTAATATAGAATCAGTGAAATTAAAAGTAGATACACTTAAAGATTCTTATAAATCACAATAAGATACAAACTTACCGTGATCCATAATTTTCACATTTCTAAACCTACGCCACTGTTCTGGTAGCGATTTTTCTTTGTTTAATATAAAGTAAAATGTAGTATTGCTATAACAACGAAAAACTTCTGATACTGCACTTAGTATTTTTTGGCTTGGATAGTTATCAGGTCCATACCCATCAGTACCACAAATGAATATTTCTTCATGTTCATCAAATGCCGAAAGGTATAGTATCCCAGCAAAACTAGGTATTTTGGGATTATACGGAAGAAGAAAAAATTCGCCGGGTCTTTTTATACAGTTGGCGGAGTTGCTGTATACAGCAGTTTTTTCTTGATACTGATTATCAATTATCTCATCAAGTTCGTTAATATCATTTAAAAAGGCAAAGTCAAGTCGCAAGTTTCTCCAACTATCTTCATTACCATACGTTTGTAACTTTACTTTTCCTAAGTGTCCGCCACGATGCCGCTCTAAATTGCCTTCTTTATACCAGTTTGATTTTACAGTACCAACAAGAACTGCTGCACGAGATGATATGTGTTGGTTTTCTACCGGGTTTGGTATCCATTCACGATCTTGAACCTTTTTTCCGTTTTCAATTCGCGTTTGCAAAATAACAAACTCGCCGGGATAATCAGATCTATAACGTTCTTGGATCATACTTTTCCAACTAAAATTTCTATAGTTCCCGGATTTTCGCTATTATAATTTTCAAGTGCTTTACCAATAACACACCCGGGAACAAAGTCTTCATTGAACAATCTTGTAGCAACACCGGGAGTGTCACTTGTTGTTAAGACGTCACCCTTTTTAATTGCACCTATAACTTGGCACGGAACTCGTCCAGTTAGAGCAACCGCTGTAACGTATTCAGATTCGAGGTCTTTATTCATTAATAATGCTGGGTTAGTAGTTACAATACCAGCCACATGTGAATCAGCATATTTTGTAGAAATAGTAACTTCTTTTTCACCACCAATTCTAATAACAGTTGCTGGAGAATAAACATCGTCTGATACATATTTTTCAGCAATGTCAGCATACTGTGCACTTGTTGCTTTGGCGAATACAGTGTCAAAACTATTTGAACTTGAGCCGATATTGCCTGAACCATCTGTACCAACTTTATTAATTGACTCAATATTAGGTGTAGTGGTTAGAGATGTAGAATTTTTCCACTTTTCCCCATCAAACACATATTGGTAATCTCCAACAGTAAATGTATCATCAGTTGACGGGTTATTTGGAAAGTTGATTGCCATTCGTTTATTACCTAAAAATTAATATTAATGTTTTTTACGCTGTGCATTTATTTAATAGTCATATAACTACATTTACGAGATGTGACCATCTTCCACCACATCCCATGATTGCATATTTTCATTCCATTGATAATATTTATCATCATCTGGGCATGGTATTGGTGCTTCCCACTTTTTTTCTGTTACATTCCATTCCCATGATGCATATGGTTGAATTGGTCTCGGTATTTCTAAATTAAATTCTTTTTCAAACCGCTCACCATTATTTTCAGCCCAAAGAAATAATGTATATGATTCATCGGCTTTGGTATTAAGTCTTACGACTTCAAGGTATTCCTGATCGGAATGCCTGTATCGTACACCCGGAGGTGGATATACACCGTATTGTTTGATATTATCATCTTGTTTAAGTTCATATCCAAACTTAAGATTTATAAAAATAATTATAGGGGCTTCTTCTGTAAATGTAATATACAGATCATTGGTTCCTGTTCCGATCTCAGATATATTTAGTGACCAGTTGCCTGTTTTAAAGTTATCTACTGCGTATATTCGGTTCATAAATCCACTTTCCTAAATTTTGTATCTGATAATAACAATACCAGAACCACCATTTCCAGCGTTTTGAAAATCAGTACTCGTGCCGCCACCGCCGCCGCCGCCGGTATTTACCTGTGCATCATCTGCTTGTAAAAAAGGATCGTACCTTCCTCCGTCAGCTCCGCCGCCACTACCGCCTTGTCCGGGAGGTCCAAACACTGATCCACCGCCACCACCACCTGAATAAATTGTAGAGGTTCCGGAAATAGAGGATGAAATGCCGTCCCCACCGGTACCCGGTTCGCCGTCTAACCCTGCAGACCCTGCTCCGCCGCCGCCACCGGCAGTGCCGTTAACTTCAGATTCAGAACTCCCCCCATCGTTGCCTTGTCCCGGTGTGCCAGATCCGCCTGCAGTGTTGGTTTGATCAGTGTATAAACCACCACCACCACCGCCTGATCCCCCCGAAGATCCTGTTCTTACTGCTACGCCTTCGTCGCCATATGCCCCACCGCCGCCGCCACCGATTGATGTTTGACCAAATGCCGAGCTGTTTTCGCCGTCTGTTCCACGGAACTCCCTAGTGTTTGTTGTTTTATTTCCGCCGTCGCCCACAATTATAGAATACGACTGTGCGTTTACATTAATGGTCCCGGTTAGTAATCCACCGGCACCGCCGCCGCCCATACCACCACCACCACCGCCAGCGACGATTAGATATTCTACCTCGCCGTCTGATGACCCGGTAGAATTTACAGTAAATGTTGATGTTCCTGTTGATGTAAATGTATGAACACGATAGTTTTGCCCCCCAACTGTAATTTCAGATTCCGTGCCACCTTCTGCACTAATTGGTAGTTCCGCCAATGGCCCCCATTCTGCTCCATTATAAACTTCGGCAGCACCATCATCAGTATTCCAACGAATCATTCCTGCCTGAGGATTTGACGGGCGTTGAGCGGTAGTTCCACTTGGGAGTTCTAAAAACCCGGTGTCATCAATTGTTGTATTTTTAAGATTGGCCATACTTATATTCCCAATGCAGCCCAACTGGAACCGTTCCAAAGTTCTATCTTGTTAGTTTCTGTATTAAATCTTATAGCACCCACTCTTGGGTTTTGCTCGGGGCGTTGATCACTTGTGCCCGTGGGCAATTTTAAAAATCCCGTATCATCGATTGTAGTATTTTTTAAGTTAGCCATAATTTATTTTCTCAATTCATCAATCTGTTTTTGTTGTTCTTTTATTGACTCTATAAGATATGCAATAATTCTTGTATAATGCACAGATTTTGGGTTTCCTTCATCGTCTAGTGCCACCAAACTTGGAACGATTTTATGAAGTTCCTCGGCAATAAGACCAGATTCATTAGTAGATGAATCATCCTTGCGGTCAAAAGTCACACCCTGCATCTCACACACAACATTAAGAGCATTTGATATATTTTGAATATTTTTCTTGTATCGCCGCGAAGATGTTTCGGTTAGTGAGGTGACAGAAAGAGTGCCGTTTGACGCATCAAATTCTAAGTTTGATTTTGATGCTTTGATAACTTCATCAGATCCAGTTCCACCAACCATGATAGGATATAATGTTGATGAGCTCGTGTCGTCTGTTGCGTTAGCTTCTGATGATGATATGTCTACCCAACCAGTGTCATAATCAGTTGCCGAAGATTTCGCGAGAACTTGCCCAGATGACCCGCCAGCGGGAACACCTTCGCCATCTGTTCCATCTGTGCCATCCGCACCATCTGCAACAGCAGTTGCCGAGACCCACTGGTTAGAATCTCCGTCTTCATAATATATATACAAATTACTTTCAGAAGAATCCCACCATAAATCTCCATTTGATGGTGATGATGGTGGTGTTTCACTTATGGTGACAGAAGATCCAGTATCAAGTCCCAACCATTCCCCAGAATTGCTTATAATAGTATTCCCAGCAATCTTCAGATCATTATTACCTAAGTCAATGCTGTCAGAGAATGTCCATGATGATGAAGAAGATTGCCATAAAATGGATTTATCACCATCATTACCAGCTAAAAGTATTATCCCCCCATCTGAAGCTGTGCTGTTATTGGGAGAAGAAGTGTTCCCCAGTTCAATACTTTTATCCTCTACCTTAATAATATTGGTATCTAGAATTGTTTGAGAGCCATTAACTGTCAAGTTGCCATCAACTACAATGTTTCCAAGTGTTAAGTTATCCGAAAGTGTTGCATTTATCGTTGCATTTCCAACGTTTGCTAGTGTTGCTGAACCGCTTAAATCTCCACTTAATGAAATTGTTGGGTCAGGCTTGTTTGTGATATCGTCCCAATCAACAACATCTATATTTTCAGTAATACCAGATTCTGAATCAAAACTATCAAATTTAATTTTTCCATTAGAATTACGAGATATTTTTATACGCTGACTCCCAGAACCCACTTCAATTTCATTTGCAATTATTCTACCAAGATTGTTTTGGCTATCTGTAATTTGTATGTTCCCAGCATCAGATGATATTTTAGAATTTCCTACATTAATAGTGTTTCCAGACAAATAGATATCATTAAATCGGAAACTATCACTTCCTAGATCATACGTTTCATTTGAATCTGGGATAAGATTGCCCGTTATTGTCCCATCAAACGAATTTACAGACACAGTCACTGTTTTAGAATTTGCGTTTGCTCCCAAAGTTACATTATTTCCAGAAATTAATTCTAATGTATCTGTTGTAGTATCTGCCGTGACATCTGTTTGCCCAACCGTTATTGTGCTGAATGAAGAAGATGTGGATCCTTCTATTAATTCAAAATCAAGGTCTGTAGTTCCGACCGTAATTGGATCATCTGTCACTAGTTTCCATTGTGTATCGCTATTGTTAACACCTTCTGTAACCATAACAATAATACCGGCACTGATACCACTATGAACATCAAAATCACTTGCTCTGGTCCATGTGCCGTTTGATCCTGTGCCAGCGGTTTCAACTTCGTAAATGCCATTTTCGCTTTTGTCGGTTTGATTGGAGACAAGAACGCGATCCCCTGAAGATAAGGTCACACCGTCAACAGAAGATGGTGCACCTCCATCCAATGTTATATCACTTGAAGTAGTAACTCTGGTGGATTGTTTAAAATCCAAATTTGAAATTTGATAGGCTCTTGGTCTAGTAAGAGGCATAAAGGTCTCACATCTTTAAGTTTATTTATTCAAAAAAAGACCGGCAATTTGCCGGTCTTTTGTGTTTGTTGTTAAGTTGCTATTTTTATAAGCGACCGACAACTACTTCTATTACACCGCTGTTACCTTCAAAGTCCTCAAGTGCTTTACCTATGACTGTACCAATTGATGGTGAAGATTCTGCTCTGGCAGTACCATCACCGTTAGATACCATCATATCACCTTTGCGAACATTTCCAGTTACACGGGTTGGGACACGACCAGTAAGTGCTACTGCTGCAACGTGCTCACCCTCGGCTGTTGAGTTCATTAAGTAACTTGGGTTTGTTGAGATAACACCCGCAATGCGTGCGTCACCTTCAGCATCACTTACAGTAACTTCGTCTGTGCCACCAAATGCCACAACTGTGCCGGGCTCGTATGTTGCATCTGAAACGTACATCTCAGCCAAGTCAGCATATTGAGCACTTGTGGCTTTAGCATGAACCGTATCAAAGCTGTTTGCACTTGAGCCAATGTTACCAACACCATCTGTGCCACTCTTAGTTATAGACGGCAGTGTAATTGCACCGCCAGCATCTACTGTGCCAGTTGTTACAACATTGCCAAGCTTTGTTGTTCCGAAGTCACTAATTGTTACAACGTTATTGGCAACAGTTGCCTCAGAGGCAATCACAAGTTGATCTGTGCTGTTATCATAACCGACAAACGCCAGTTTTTCTGACGAATCATAATAAAAGAGTTTAAGACCTCTGTCTAAACCATCATCGCTCGTCAATGGTGCACCGTTACTGCCTCTGCCTAAGCTGATAAGAGGGTCACTAACTTCAAAATCCGACACGCTAACAGTGGTTGTATCGCCTTGTACAGTTAGGTTACCTGTTACTGTTAGATCGGAGGTCGTTTCCAACTCATCAACTGTTAGATTGGTAACTGTCATATCACCATCAACTGTTAAGCCAGTTGAGTCAAAGGTTGCAACAGTGCTTCCACCAACATTTGCAACAATATTGCCACCTGATGAGACGACGCTTACACTACTATTTCCATCTTCAATAGTAGTAGCGTCAAGTCCAACAAAGCCGTTTGTTGCTTCAATACTACCTGTTACAACAAGTCCGGTAGAAGCCACGGTTGCTACAGAAGAGCCAGCAATGTCAACTTCAACGTTGCCATTTGTCGCAACGACAGAAACAGAGGAATTGCCATCTTCAATAGTAGTTGCATCAAGTCCAACAAATCCGTTTGTTGCTTCAATACTACCTGTGACAACAAGTCCGGTAGAAGCCACGGTTGCTACAGAAGAGCCAGCAACGTCAACCTCAACATTTCCGTCTGTTGCAGCAATAGACACAGAGGAATTGCCATCAGATATTGTGGTTGTATCTACGTTATTGCTATCAAGCGTGGCTGGCGTTGTGCCATCCGAACCAAAGAATGCAACTGTATTAGATCCACCATCTTTAATAACAATATCACCAAGAACAATGCTGTTACCAGCAAGGTAAAGATCATTCCATCGTAGAGTATCGCTACCAAGATCATAGGTGACATTTGCAGTTGGAACAAGATTACCAGTTATGTCAAATTGTTCATCACCATCAACTGCGGTTAAAAGAGAAGAACTATCTCCGTTTGATAATGCTGTAACTGTTGTTGTAGTGGTTAGGCGACGTACTTCGATTTCATCACCAGATTCTGGTGCTTCAGTAAATGTTAGTGTAGTTCCACTTATAGCATAAGCAGTAGTTGGCAACTGAACAACACCGTTAATTGAAACAATTGCACCGGCAGTAGTTGATTCATCACTTAGTGTGAATGTGGTTGTTGACCCGTCGCCAGAGAATGTGTCACTTGCAATAACAGTGAATTCAGTACCCGCTGTTGTCCATTGCGTCCCATCATAAAACTCAATGCCAGACTCAGTTTCATTATAACGGAACATACCTTCGGCTGGTGCGGCTGGGCGTTCTGCTGTTGTACCTGCTGGTAATACCATTGAGCCACTTGAGTCTATTGTTAAAACAGCACCACTTACAACATTGCCTGAACCAATACCTATAGAATCAGTGCCAGAATCGACAACAAATACATCTGGATTGATGTTACCCGAGACAATGAAGTCAACATCACCGTTTGTTCGGTTGAATATTAATTCTGTACCAAGGCTTCTGATTTCTTCATCGTCTATGCGAACATTATCGACAGTCATTGAACCATCTATTTCAAGATTAGCACCATCAAATATAGCATTTGCCGTTGTTGAGATTTCGCTGTTAGCAGTAGTAAACAACATGCGGTCACCAGCCTGATCTGATAAAACAACCTCGCCAGTTCCATCTGGATTCAAGTTAATATTGCTATTAGCACCACTTGTGATGTCAAGGTCTGCCGTGCTTGTTACGGTTGGTGAGGTGACTGAGGTGTTAGCAACAACAGTTTCAGCATCAAGTGCACCACTAGTGATGAGATTGCCACCGGAAACATTACCAGTTGCGTCAACAACACCTGCTGTAGTGATGTTTCCGCCACTTATATTGCCTGTTGCGTCAACAACACCTGCTGTAGTGATATTGCCACCACTCACGTTGCCAGTAGCAGTGATTGTGGTATTTGCACTCAAACTATCTGTTTGCATTGTTCCAGATGTTGTTAAATTGCCAGCAATCACGTTGCCAGTTGCGTCAACGACACCAGAGGTTGTGAGATTACCACCAGAAATATTCCCAGAACTATCAATAGATGTTGTTGTGATGCCACCAACATTGATGTCGCCTAAATTACCAGTTACCTCTTCGTCGGTAATCGTTGCATCAACAAAGAAACGCCACTCATCTGATGGATCATCATAACCCATAAATGCGACTTTCTCTTCAGCGTCGAAGTAATACATAGCAATACCGCGATCTTTACCATCACTTGTGGTAAGAGGGTCGATATTTGCACCACGCCCTAACTGTAAAATTGGGTCTTCGATAGTAGTTTCTGTAGAGTTAACTGTAGTGGTTGTGCCGAGAACACTCAAGTTACCAGATAAAGTTGTGTCACGGTCTACAAAGAATATACCAGTACCACTTGAGTCTACTACCACGTCCACATTTGCTGGAGATGTGATTGTATTATCATCAACTATGACGTTATCAACTGTTAGTTTACCAGTTAAATCAAGATTTGCTGTATCAAATGTTAGGTTTGCATCTGTGCGAAGTTGACTGTTTGCATCTGTGAAGAATACTTCATTTACTGTTGCAGATGTTATTTCAACATTTGGGGCAACTACAGATGTATCGGCGTTAATGTTATCGCCATTGATATTGCCATCTGCATCAACAATGCCGGTTGCATTAATGTTTGCACCACTCACGTTACCAGTTGCGTCAACAACACCAGCGGTTGTGATGTTACCACCACTTACATTGCCTGTGGCAGTGATTGTGGTTCCTGCTGTAATACTTGAATTGGCTTCAAGGGTCTCAGCATCCACAGTTCCGTCTGTCACTAAGTTACCACCACTTACGTTACCTGTAGCTGTAATGGTGGTGTTAGCACTAAGGCTACCTGTTTGTGTAGTACCAGCGGTGTTTAGATTACCGCCGTCGATGTTGCCAGTTGCATCAATAGTAGTAGATGCAGTAAGTGAACCAGTCTCTGTGGCTCCAGTTGTAATAAGATTGCCGCCAGTAATATTTCCTGTTACATCAAGACTATCAACGTTTCCTGAAATTGACATATTTCCTGTAATATCAATATTACCAGAAATGTTGGCATCAACTGCATCAAAGTTAGCAACTTCCATATCAGCGAAGTTAGTAACAACTATTTCTGTGTCAGTGTCGGTGCTTGTAGTGAATGCAGCAACAAACTTGTCTTGATCTTCATCGAATACGAAAGCAACGTTATCTTCGTCGCCGCGACCGCCGATAAAACCAACGTCCACGCTCGGTGAACCAGTTTGTCCACTAGCAAAAAGTAGTAGAGCATCCTCAATGCTAAGGTTTGTGGTATCAACTGCTGTAGTTGTACCGTTTACGGTTAGATTACCAGTAATAGTAAAATCAGAACCATAAGTTAAATTGTTTGCGATTTTTCCAGATGTGATTGAGAAGTCTTGCAACTTTGATGCTGCATTGACTGTCAAGTCAGTAATCTGGTTATTTTTAATTCGTGTGATTGCCATCAGACATAAACTCCCAGTTAGTCGAGAGTATTTAGTCTAGGAGTGTTTTTTAGAAATCTACCGAGTTTATAGTAAGTTAGGTTAGTGAAAACCCAGATAGTGACCAAACATTATCTGCAACTTTTATCAAATCTGCACGACCATAAGAGCCAATAGTGCGATTGGATGAAACAGAATTTCCTGCAAGATATAAGTCAACATTAGCGACTGGTGTTAGTGTAACATTGCTTGTACTGTGAGAAATAACAGCAACTTGCGTGCCTGTGGGCAGCGGAACAGACGAGTTTTCTGGAATTGTTATATCAAATGTCCCAGTGCTGTTTATATAAAGATGTCCGCCACGATCACTATTTGATAGCGTTGTATTGCCTGTTACAATTCTTTGCGGACTTTCCAAAAATCCAATTTGCTGTGAGCCAACACTCACAGGTGTGTTACTTGAAAACTTAACTGCATTATTGCCAATATTTCCAACTTCTGTGCCTTCAACAGTGAATGTAATTTGGTTTGTATCTGTAACACGGATAACAGTGTCACCAGTATCATCTATCAATGCACTAACAGTTTGCGATAATGATATGAATCGAATTTCTACGGTGTCTTGTGTTTGCGGAGCTTCTGCAAATGTTATTTGATTTCCGGTCACACTGTATGATGATCCGGGCACCTGTGCAACACCATTTATGTATACAAGTATACCAGAGGTTGTTGCTTCTTGGTCTAAGGTGAATATCGTTGTGCTATCATCCCCAGTTATTATTTGACTGGTTATAAAGGTAACATCTGTGCCTAGTGCTTCCCACTGGGTACCATCATATACTTCAAGATAATTTGCATCTCTATTCCATCTAAATGT